CCGGGACGCCCGGCGGGGCATCCTGTTGAAACACCTGGTTACGATTGGTCCTGTCCGGCATCTATCCTCGCTGAAGCTAGCTTAACAGCCGAATTGACAAGGTTTACTGATCTGTCACAGCGGTGGACAAGGACGCAGCACGACGTTTATGATGTCGACTCCCAGGAGAAAAGTTGAACGACTTATGATGTAATTTGTGACAATTGTAACAAAGGACCATTCCAGCCACAGGCTTGGTGTGATGATATTCAACAATCTTTTCAGCGCACTTCTCAAGTTCTTCAAGACTCGAATTCCTTGTTACACCACACTGTTCAGCAAAATGCTTACATATAGATGCAAGCGTTTCGTCAGAGTGATGTACATGAAGGTGATCATCTGCGCCGCACTGTACGCACTTAAATTCCGCCTTAACGAGCAACGGCCTTTTCCAAAGCCTGTAAAGTAATGTTCCACTGCTGACCAGTGAACCAAGACCACGCGGTGTATTGACATTCCATGCGTAATGGTTCTCTCGACGCTGTGTTGGGATAATTCCGTTGAGCCGATTTCGACGCATCGCCTCTGCTCGTCGCTTGATCTCATCGGGAGAATTCCTGATGGTGATCGCTGCCTTCTTCCCGACAGCGATTCGCCGGGCTTTCGACTCATCAGAACCATCGTACCCGTACGGATGGATACGGCCCTCGGCGTGGGCCTTTATGACGCCCTGCCGAGACCGTTCCCTGACGTCCGGAGCGTTGTACGGGTTGTCGACGCGGCTATTGTGACCGTTAACGTACTCAGGGAATCTCGCGTTAGGACCACGCCACTCAATCTGAGTCCCGCAGCCGCACTTGCAGTGACGGACAGGACGCTGGCCGTCAAAGTGCTCAACGAGGTACGCTTTCTCACGCGCCGCCTTCCTGACAGCAGAGCTGTGGCCGCACAGGACGCTGTTGAAGCCGATATTCGCATTGACGAATTCGGGCACTTTCCCGCAGCCGCATGCACAGAGCGGTTCGACGCCGCCAAGGACAATGTCGACGTAGAGACGACGACGATCCGTGCACTCGACATGGGAGGCACGGATCGCGTGGGTACAGAGCGAAGCGAATTTCTTGAAGAGGTTATTGCAGCCAGGACACTTGAACATGAATCATTCTAAATACCAGAGATCAAAGTATTAGCTTTCTTTGATCAAAAGTAAATGATTCTGATAGTTACTATCAAAACAAAAGAACACAGTTATCCGGTTGCAGCGTCAATTGAATGTTTACAACGTCGTCCGAGCTCATGTCAAGCTCACCGTACGTCGCATTCGTGATCTGGCATCCTGCCAGCAGCCACTTCTCGACCACAGTCCCGACCGGGTCAAGCAGCTTCAACTCGATATCACGCTTGTAGAAGTCAGCGTAGCCTGCCCTGCCGGACACGCTCTCATAGTGGGTCCTGATCCATTCCATGACCTGCTGTGCGCCGGACGGAGCGATCGGGTCGTACAGGGTCACCTGCACCGTACCGAACTTCATCTTACCTGCGACGTAACGAACCGTGTTGATCCAGTGGATCTCGGTCGCAGCCATCTCGACAGAGGGACGAGCAGCCGTCTTGACAATGAAGGCGTCAATGCCTTCGATTGCAAGGAGCCACCTAAACGAACGCTTGCCTTCGAATCTATTGGGAAGCATGTCGGTTACTGACAACGTCTCTGCCATTTTTTCTCCGTTTCGCTTGCTAACTAGTCAACCTGTGCAGGACTCGAAAGCAGGTGTAATAGACAAGGTAAAAGAGACAAGAGCACCTATAGTTAGATGAATGGCACTGAAAAAGCAATTTGACTGTCCAGCATGCGACGAAAGACCAAGAGGGGTAGAGGCATTCGAAGAGCACGTTCGCTACCACGGTTTCATAGATCTCGCAGACGCATGGATCAAGACGCAGCTTGGAGGAATAGAGCCCAAATGTGCCTGTGGCCTTTGCAACATGAGACCACGTTGGGGAGGGTGGGGCTCAGGATTTGTAAAATTCATAAGAGGACACAACGGACACATCTACAGCGCGTATTCACCTGAGCGTGCAACAGAAATCACAGAGAGACGGCGTGAAGCGCTAAGCAAAATCACCGGCTGGAGCAAAGGACTGACATGTGAAACCGATGAACGACTTGCGCAGGCAAAACGAACGAGACGGGCAACAGTCGAGAGACTGCAGGAAGAGAATGATGGCGTCGCGTGGAAAGCGTGGAATAACGGACTGACGAAAGAAATTGACGCAAGGATCAAAAACGCTGCCGAAACGAGCAAAGCTGCCTTCGCAAGCGGCGAACGTGTCTCGTGGCAGAAGGGACTGACTAAGGAGACAAGTCCCGGCCTCCGCATGATAAGCGAAAAGATCAAGGCTATCACGAATGAAAAAAGTATGCGAGACCACCTCGATTCGCTGAAGCGAATATCAAGAGACGAGATCGTCAGACGAATCGAAAAGTACGCTACCTCCCTAGAGTTGCTTCGAGGCATTGACGACTATGTCACCTACAAACACAGAAACCTCCTGTTCAGGTGCCGCAGGTGTGGTCACGAGCAGCTTCACAGCCTTGTGTCGTCGATGACGAATCGCTGTGTGCAGTGCGATCCAGCCGGATCGGGACCGCAGGTAGCTGTCGGAGAGTTCATACGAAGCCTTGGCTTTGAGGTGGAGCACTGCCGGCGAGACATTATCTCACCGTACGAGATCGACGTTGTAGTGCAAGGAACAGATATCTGCTATGAGTACAATGGACTATACTTTCATAGTGAACTGTTCAAAGACAAGAACCACCACATGATGAAGACGCTGGAGTGTTCAAAGCTTGGCAAACGCCTCTTCCACATCTTTGACGATGAGTGGCAAAAAGACCAGGCGATCTGGCAGTCAATGATCAGGCACAGGCTCGGAAAAACAGACCGTAAATTCGGAGCACGTGAGTGTTCCATCGAACGGCTCACGTCAAGACAGAAACGCGAGTTCTTCGACAGGTGCCACATTGACGGCGATGCCAATTCGTCCTCTGCGTTTGGACTCGTGACAAAGAGTGGAGAGATCGTCTCTGCCATCTCCCTCAGGCGACCATTCCACAAGCGCTACGATGGACTTCTTGAGGTGGCCCGATTCGCGTCAACGCTTGACACTGCGGTGCCAGGTGCCCTTGGACGTCTACTAAAGCAGGCGAAACAGGAAGTTCGAGACTCGTCAGGGACAGGCCTGCTGTCATATGTCGACCTGCGTCACGGAGACGGTAAATCGTACTCTACGTGTGGATTCGAGAAAATTGGCACGACATCGAATAGGTTCTGGTGGACCGACGGCCAGACCAAATTCAACAGGTTCAAAGTAAAGGCAGACAAGAAGCGCGGAGTGACAGAAAAGGAAGCCGCCGACGAGCTTGGTCTCATTAAGCTATGGGGCTGTGCAAACGAAATCCACGTCTTAAGAGTCTAATCAAATCACTCGGTCTCGGGTCCGTGATAACCAGACTCTATTTGAGAACCACGAATACCAGAGAGCGCCACGTCAATGACTGACTCGACATGGGCCATGCACTGTTCCTTGATAACGGCGTACATCTCTTCATTGACTGGGTGAGATCGTCGAGACAATCGAGTCACAGCGCTCCAGACGAGTGAAGCGATCATGCTCTTGGGAAGACGACTCTCAAAGTACTTGTACGCCTCGTATGCGAGGTCATCATGTGGATCGACCATCCTCGCATCCTCACCGTGGATCGACGAATACCGCTGGTCGTACATCTCGCTGACAAGGGACTTAAACAGCTGACTCGAAGAGCGCTTGGACAAAAGTTTCTTCTTCATAGATTGTTAGTCTTCCAATCCCCAATTCTTCTAGATAGCATGTCTTGAAGCTGGTGTGCCACCTCATCAATGACTGACGATGACAACGGCCCAGCGTCATCAGACGGTCCACCACTGTCTATTATTTCCTGTTCAACCTCTGTGAAAGCCTCATCGAGTATATCGATCATCTTACTCTCAGTCTTAGCGAAGACTAAAGCTCGTCTGATTGTACCCCGAGTGTACGTTGACGGAGACATCTGCTTCTGTACGGATGATACAGCAGCCGCCGTCTCAACTGCTTCACGAACAATCTGCCTGACACGTCTCTCGTTAATCTTTACCATAGCTCAAATCCTAGAAATTACCAGTGTTTGTGACCACGAAGTCGAGCGAGATAAACTCCACGCTCCTCGTCGGAACCACGTAGATTTTTCCACGCACAGTGTTACTCTCCACGTCTGCCTGCGTCGTCGTTGTCGTGTCGATCTTGACCTTGTACCTGTCGACGCCCTGCTGCGCCTGCACCTGCTTCAGGATCGGGTCGACAAGCTTCGAGAACCTCGACAGCGTCGCCTCACGGTTCGGCTCGAACAGGATCGAGTTTGACACCGCACGGACCCTACGCCTGATCTCTATGAGCAGTCTTCTGACATTAACCCTGTCCAACGCGGATGAACGGGCGAGGAGGGTCTTCTGTCCCATGATGACAGGTGACGTGGCGGTCGGGACGGTGACAATCGGGTTAATTGCGACCGAGTACAGTGAATCGAGGTTCGACCTGCTGAGTTTGACCTGTGTCTCGACGACATCCTCGAGGGCTCCCCGCGTGAAACCTGCCGGAGCGAACCACGGATAGGCGACCTTGTCATTCACCGCGAACGCTCCAAGGACTGCGACCGACGGAGCGACGACGAGGTTGGTGCTTGTGGTCGGATCGGTGACGACGACATCTGGGTAGTACGCGACCGCGAACGACGAGTCGAGCGCCCTGCTCTTGTGAGCCGTCACTGTCAGTGAAACTGAGGGAACATCGCCCGATCCGGTGATGACGTTGTTATAGACATTGCGCTCAGGAAGGTCCATGATGTACAGGGCATCGAACCTCGCATCGACCGCGCTGATCGCGTAGTCGGTCACACCGGCGTCGCGGATGCCCGGAATCGCGAGAAGTTGGACGTCAGCGACCGAGCGGTCTCCCATGATGTCGACGGCCTTCCTGTACGATCCGACAGTTGGTCCAGACGATCCGCCCTGAGTCGACGAGTAGTCCATCTCTCGCTTGACAGCGACATTGGTCAGCTTCGCCTTCTCAGGGTCGAAGACGTTGACTCCATTGAATCCACCCTGGAGCGGGAATGAGAACTTCAGGTACCGACGCGATGTCGTGTCACCGAAGTCCTGCGTCGGGTCTACAAACCTGCTGAACGTAGACGCGAGGACCGCGTTGCGCGAGTACGAGGCAGACGTCCACAAATTGGTGTCAGGCAGGCTCGTCACCGAGGACGTGATGACCTGCACATTCTCCAACGTGAACATGTTGTTGTTGAATCGGTCGGCGTCGAGAATAGTGCCACCAGTATCAACGGCTCCCGTGTTATCTCCTGTCCACGGGTTGAGCCAGCTGGTGTGGAACTTCGGGAAGTACCTCGTGTGCGATCGGACCGTGGTATCGAGGTACGAGTTCCTATTCGGCTCGGAGACCGAGTCCATCGTCTCGAACTGCACACCCCAGTGGCGATCAGGAGCGACTCTGATCGAGTTGCCTGTCCCAAGAGTCAGTGTGCGACGGAGAGGCACAGGCGGCTGGCGAGCTCCGACTACGTACGTCCCAAGCTGTCCGGCCTGCGAGAGGTAGCTCGATCCGGAGGTGATGAGGTGCCACAGGCCCCTGAAGCCCATCGGAAGAGAGTTCGCCGGGACCTGCGCATTCTGCACGGTGCTTGGGACCTCGACCCTGATGTACGACGAGACATTCGGATAGAGGCCTGTCGCGACGACTTTCTGTGAACCGTCAGGACGGTCGAAATCGTACCTGACGTTCATATCACCTATTGCCTTCGCGAAGTATTTCGACGAGCTCGGATCGATTGACAGTCCAATGAAGCTCTCAAGCACGACAGGTTGGTCATCGGTGTCGGCGAAATCCCTAACCTGCAGATCGAATGTACCGTACAGGGAAGTCGGGTCTGTCGACGGCGTGATGTTCTTGATGGAAATCTTGACCTTCGAGGCGCCGACGGCCTTGGAGTCAGGATAGACCGGGCGGGAACCAGCCGACAGGTAGTCTCCATCATCCAAGGCGTGGACCTTGAAGAGGTCGACAGCGACACCGCCAAACTTCTGTGACACGACGTACGGAGAGAACGCGTGATCGAACCGCGACTCAAAGCTCTCGTAGTTAGGCACCGTTGTGGAGCCGCTGTTGTACGAGCTGCCCGTGAGGACGAAAGCGATGTCCTCAACGCTCAGGTTGAGCAGCTGTCCGAGGTTCGAGTTTCCGCTTCCTGTCGGGACAGCGAACGCAGAATAGATATCGTACGACGAGTAGAGGTAATGACCGGCCGGCTCAATCTTTGTCGGATCGGTGTTGAACATCGAGACAAAGTAGTTCTGGGCTGTGGGATCGAACGAAGCGGTGATGACGTTCTTGTACGCCGTCGAGGAGACCATGCCCGACAGGAACATCACGAATTCCTGCTTCGAGCTGGCAAGGACGACACTACCCGTCGAGTAGCCGATCAGCGCAGTCGGCGCTGACGTCAGCGGAAGCGTGTTGTTGAGACCAGTCGTTGACCCAGAGAGCTGGGCGACGACGCCTGACGGCGTCATCAGCACACCGCGGATGATCGGCACTGCGCGCGAGGTTGGCTGTGCTCCCG